GCCTCATAATCGTGGCGGTGATGTTCTTAAATGCTTATTATTTTTGGGAATGGTATTGTGCTTTAAGGAGTAATCATGAGCAATGAAGAAATAAATGAATTTATTAAAATGTTTAAAGGAGTATTGCCCGATCCAGACAACTATCCAGTAACTTTTGACTACTATTATCAACTATACAAACACACAAAGGGAAATAAAAATGCTTGAACTTATTATGATTTTCGGTCTCTTCACAAACGATAATGCAGAGTTTTTTGCGGCGGGTGAAGTTAATAAAGCGGCCGGTTTGAAGTGGGAATACGTTGGTTCTCAGCCAGTACCTGAAGGACACGTTGCAATTCCATCAGTCAATCCTGACACTGGTAAAGAAACGGTTATTTTTGTTAGAAAATAATATAAATAAAGGTATACTTCATGTCAAAAATGTGGTATAATAATTCAGTTAATACAAAACATAATTCAGCAAATATAAGGAATACAATATGTCTTTTGCAAATCTAAAACGGAACCGTGGCCAAATTGATAAACTTGTGGCAGCAGCAGAATCTGCTGGCGGTGCTAAAAACAAATACACAGACGATCGTATTTGGAAACCTACAGTCGATAAACAGAATAACGGTTATGCTGTTCTTCGTTTCCTCCCAGCTACAGAAGGTTCTGAGTTGCCTTGGGTTCGTTATTGGGATCATGGCTTTAAAGGCCCAACTGGTAAATGGTACATTGAACGATCACTTACATCCATTGGACAAGATGATCCAGTCGGTGAAGTCAATAGCCGTCTTTGGAATAGTGGTGTTGAGTCTGATAAGACAATCGCTCGTAACCAAAAACGTCGTTTGCATTATGTATCAAACGTTCTTATCGTATCTGATCCAGGTAATCCTGCCAACGAAGGTAAGGTATTTCTCTATCAATATGGTAAGAAAATCTTTGATAAACTAATGGATGCTATGCAACCAGAATTTGCAGATGAAGAACCAATCAATCCATTTGATTTTTGGACTGGTGCTAACTTCAAACTAAAAATTCGGGATGTCGAAGGTTATCGCAACTATGATAAATCAGAATTTGCTTCTCAAGAGACGCTTTCTGAAGATGATGCAAAACTTGAAGGTCTTTATAATTCAATGCATGATTTGGCTGAGTATACTGACCCTACTAAATATAAGTCTTATACAGAGCTAAAAACTAAATTGATGAGTGTACTTGGAGAAGCAGCAGTTGCTGGAGCTCCCACAGTAGCCCAAGAGCGTAGCCTTGGAGAAGAAAAAGTAGCGACACCTATTAAATCGGCTCCTGAACCTGCAATGAGTGCTGTAGCTAGTTCAGATGATGATGACGATATTATGTCGCATTTTGCTAATTTAGTTAACGATTAAATATAACTATATAACTGAGAAATGCCGGCTTAATTGTCGGCATTTTTTTTTAATTCTTCCATTTAGGTCCTAGCATCCAATTAAACCAACCTGCTTCAGGATCAGTTGAACCTTGAGATGCAGCAACATAATTATTTGTAGTATACATCGCGCCGGCTTCTACTGCTCGGTCTCGCCTCTCCCCCGCCGCAACTTCTAGCATCTTTGCATTCATCGCCGCCTGCTCATCAATCAGTCTATTTAGTGCTTCCGTCCTTTCCCGCTGGAGTTGGTTTGCATCAGCAGCTACTTCTTTTGCAAGTCTTCGAACAAGATCAGGATTAGGTCCTTCTCGTCTAGCTAAATGTGGAGACATACCATAATCCCGGTACCCTTTTGCTTTTTCTAAATTTGCTAAAGTCAAAGAACGTCTACCCAGTTTAGTCCCATCCATAGACGCACCACTAAGTTCAGCTGGCAAATTCATTGGATCGGTTAACGCAGCCAGCGCTTCTGCTTCAGGATCTGGTAGTAATCCTGCTAGTTTTAATATCTTTTCACCACCTGGAACTATCATGGCAGCATTTATTATCATTTTTTTAATCGCTTCACCACTTGGAATAATACTTACAATTGAATCTATTAATCCAGATATTGAGTTTGTAAGTGATCCTATTATATCAAAATCTTTAAGTGGATCAAATTCAGCAATTTTGTTTGGAATAGTATCAGTGAAGAAACATTTAACCGCTTCAAATTTTTCAGTAATAAATTCCATTGGATCAAAATCAGCATATGCTTTTTTCCATTCTTCCATCTTCTCTGGAATTGTTGTAGTAAAGAAGTCTTTAACTGCTTCCCATGCTGGATCAACAAGAGCTGTTAAACTAAATTCTTTTAATTTTTCAGCAATACCTTCAAATCCTAATTTTTTAAGTAGCCATGCCGGAAGATCAATAAATATAGCATCTATTGCGTCTGTAAATCCTTTAATAATACCCTTTACGCCGCCTTCAATACCATTTGTTAATTTCTTAAGAAAGCCTGCTTCATCATCTTTTGTAAATCCTTGGTAAAATCCTGTTACAAAATCTATTATACCTATGAATATTCGAGTAAGTGGAGCCATTACAACTGACATTACATAGCCAAATGGCTTAAGCAAAGGTTTCATAAATTTAAATATTTTATTTAAAAATCCTAGTATACCAGTTCCAGCTTCTGCTCCACCAGCTCCACCGCTTAATGTTCCTATTACACTTTTTAATTTTTCACCTATATTAGCAGCACCTTCTGGCATTTCAAATTTAATACGTGGGATGTTATCAAAAAACGTACCAATAGATGATTTAATGTCTGCAATTTTACTACCCATATCAAATTTTAGATTATCTCCTACAAATGTCTTAGTGCTATCAAAAAATCCACTTACCCCAGTTTTAATAGCTGTAATTCTATTTGTAAAAGCTTCTGGTAATGTTAACTTTTCTGTTACCATTTTTCCAGTGCTATCAAAAAATCCGACAACACCAGTTTTAATAGCTGTAATTCTATTTGTAAAAGCTTCTGGTAATGTTAACTTTTCTGTTACCGATGTGCCAACGCTATCAAAAAATCCACTTACCCCAGTTTTAATGCTTGTAATTTTATCAGTAAGAGTTTTAAATCCTTCAGTTCCAGCTCCGGGAAGTAATAATTTTAATGAATTTATTATGCTTGTAAAAAAACTTAAGCTTCTAGTTTTAATGTTTGTCATATGTTTAATAAATTCGTCTGATGCTCCAGCCCATGCTTTATCAAATTCTAAGTATATGCCACCAAGAAATAGGTTTACTCTAGTTTTAATAGAACCCATGCCAACATTAAAATCATCCATCTTATCTACAAGATCTGTATTAATTTTAGTTGCAATTCCACTAAAGAATGTTGCAACATTAGATCTTATGCCTGTTACATCTATTGTTGGTATTTTTTTATTCCATTTACTAAAATCATATGGCTCGCCAGCAAGATCTACAAATCGTATTTTTGGTAAATCTGGTAGTTTAATTTTAAAATTTTTGACACTGTCAGCAAATACTGACATTGTGGTGCCAATTCCAGTTATGGTATTTTTAAATGTAGTAATAGTTTTTCCAAAAAGACTAAACGTTTTTGGAAGAGCAAGAGCTTTTATTATTGCATCAAGTCCAGTCAAAGATGCTCCAAGAGCAATAAGGGCCGGAATAGCAAATGATCCCATTGGAGGAATTATAGGTGAAGGGCCAGAACTACTTGATGAACTACTTGTAGCTCTTGCACCACCACTACTAACACCTCTTCGTGATGCTTCTCTTTCTGCTTCTAATTGTTTTCCAGTCATTCGAGTAGATTTTTCATGGAACTTAAGAAGTTTATTAACTGACTTTGTAAGGTTATCAATTGCATCAACATTTTCTTCGTTGACTACAACTTGATCCTTATTTACATCAATAAGCTGTTTAGTTAATTGTTCTATAGTCGCCATATCTATTCTTCCTATTACATAAGACCGTTTTTACGATCTTTTGCTTTATCGTTTTCTTCTTTTATATGATCAGCAAGAAGCATCACATAAATTTCTCGTTCCCAAGGTATCATATTTTCTAGTTCACTTAATGAATAATTATGGTCTTGCATCATCCTGAAATTACTCTTGTAAAAGTTTATAAGACTTTCATGAGAGAGGCAAACTAAAAAAAATCAGACATTCCTTGTAATTTAATATCGTTATTATGTCCACAATTAACGCAAGCAAAGCTAACATCTTTTATTATTTGTGGCATTTGTTCAGTATAGTTTTTAATCATTTCAAATTGAGTAGTACTTAATGATTCTATAAATGCATCAACAGATGCTTGAGGTTCGTCTTTTAATATAATTTGATCATCTGCAGTATTCACATATTTAATACATTTACCAATCATCATCATTGTCATGTCTGTTGAATTCATTTTTTCCATATTAGATTCATATAAATCAGCATATGCTGGCCATTGCATTTCTAAACTAATATCATCAGTAAGAACAATTGTGCTACTTATATCTGGCATTGCTGGAGCAATATCTGATAAATCGACTACAATTTCATTTGATGTTTCACACTCATTACATTTTAAATTAAGCTTACTTGTTTCACCAACAGATTTAGATCTAATTGTAACAAACATACATTCAATATCAAAAATTGCTAATGAGTCCCAGACAACAGAATTTTCAGGATCAGAAACACATGCTTTAATAGTATCAAGAATGGCTGAAAACATTTGATTTGTATCTTCAGATTCCATTGCAATCATTAAAACTTTTTCTTCCCTAACCAAGTATGGTCTAAACTTAAGTGTTTGATTAGTAGATGGAATTGTCATTTCATATTTTGGTGTATCATTTAAAATTGGTAGTGCCATTATATTACCTCATGGTTTATAAATTATAAAAAAATTATGCTAAATAAATGTACTAGTACTTAATCCTGTTGCTTTATTTACTTCTCGAAGTAATCGGGCATTTGCCTGTCCTTGAGTAAATTCATCTAATCCATTTTCAAAGTCTAGATTAACTTTTGATGCAGTTGGTGCATATCCTACTGCTAAAGTTTGGTACCTAGTATACGTTAAAGTTATTGTGGTATCGACAATGCCATTATTCTCATTTGAAAACTCTTGAGCATTTAAAGTTGTAGGAAATGCATCAATTAAAAGAACACCATATGTCGCTTTGCCAGTTGTATCCATTGCAAATATTCTTACATCTTTTGCATATCCTGGTTGACTAGCTGTTCCATATTTAAAATTCAATTCTTGAGTATCTTGATTTACTTGAGTGTCCTGCCAAGTTTGAAAATATTTTCTTATAGGCCAAGTGTTTGGTTCGTAAAAAGAAAGTATAACATCTGATTGAGCATATCCATATGTTATTTTTTCCTGTTTCATACCAATCAATCTTTCAGACGTCAACGTTTGATTTATAGGTAGACTACATGATCTACACAACCAAGTTAAATTTGGTTTATTGGGTAGATCATTTGATACTTTACTTTCTCTACCTTTAAATGTTTTATTATCATTTGCAATTGTATTACCGTCAGGCAAAGATACTAAAAATTTATTCGGCCGAGCTAGGCCATCTTTTAGAGCACCTTTAAATGCATCAATGTTAAAAATTGATTTATTACCCATTTAGTACACTCCTTGAATTTTTATATACTTCACGACCAGACGCTTTTTGCCAAGAAGCTGTTGGTAGAAAAGTTGCAATTTCCCACTCCGGAGCATGTACAGTTGCTAATCTACTTCTTAAATGTTTTTTAAGATAGTGTTTAATAGTTGGTTTGTAATATTGCATATTAGTTGCAGCTTTTACTGTTCGATATGTGACATTGAAATCATCTTCTTTTGCATTTTCCATTAAAGCATCGAGAAATTTAGCTCTTAATAGTGGAGGTAAGTAATGCAAATTCATACCAAGAAAACCACCCTTTGCTTTACCAATAATAATAACAAGAGGGAAACTATCATAGAATGGTAATGTCTCTTTATGCTTCGGATCATAAAAGAACATACACATTTTACCAATATCAGTGTTATTATTAAGAGTCAATTCATCTTCTTGCATTAATTGACCTTGTTTAATTCTACGAAAATCTTTACCACGCATAGTGTTTATCTTACGGCGGAACCATTCACGCGACTCTTTAGTGCGAGGAGTAATTCCTGCACGAAAAGCTTCTAGTTCTAGTGTTTTAAATATCTCTGTCATGAATCTATTTATACTTTTTTCTTAGGTTTCTTCATTGGAGGAAGTGGTTTCATTTTCTTTGGAGGTTTTGGCATAATTCCCATTTGTTGTAATGTATGCTCTGTCCATATCTGAAATTCCCATTTATGATCTGCTGCATATGATTTAGCAGCTTTCCATTTATTCATATTCTTTACATATGTTAAACCTTCGGTTATGTACCGTTTAGTTTTTTTGCCTGGATTTTTAGGAGGGCGTGTCTGAACATCTGGTTTTATTTCAATTAATAATGTTTTTCCGTTCTTAAAAGTAACCTTAAGATCTACAAAGTATCTATGATATTTTTTATCTACTTCATAGAGATAAGGAACTACAACTTCTTCGCTAGACCATGAGACTACATCAGTTTGTTCATCGCACCATCGAAAGCAATGTCTTTCCCACATCGAGCGAAATACTATTTTAGTATAATCTCCACGATATTTACGAGGATTTTTTGGATTAAATTTACCTGAGTATGTTTTCATAGTTTCCTATATAAATATAACTAATAGAATTTAGCTTTATTTATAGGAAATTTCGTATGGTATTTGCAACAGATCTGGGTACTCATCTAAGAGGAGCCGCAATTAGAGCTGCGAGGACGGGGCTCGATTTTGAAATGGGAACTCCGCCTAAGTCATCTCCTAGATTAAAATTTCCTCTTCATAACGAAAATGAATATCCAGCATATATTTTATTTCAACCAGTAATTACAACACCGCCAGAATTAGGAGGTGGTGCTGCAGGTGCAGTTGGAGAAATGATAAAATATATAAGTGATACGACTTATACAGCTGCTACTGGTAATGCCGTTGTCGATGGCGACGCCATAGGCGATGATGGCATGTCTGCTGTAGAACGAGAGGCTGGCGCCGGCGCAGAATTTAAGGCTCAATCTATAATTACAAATGAAAAGAAAACAAATTCCAAAGCAAGTTGTAAAATGTATATGCCTTCTAGTATTGTTTTTCAAGATGGTGTTAGCTATTCAACTGCTGATCTTGGTTTTGCTGGAGGCGCTGCGGCTGCAGGAATGGCTAATGGCCAAGGGATGGTAGAATCTTTAGCAGCCGGCGGGTTCGCATCATTGGGAAATTTTTATGATGCATTAAAAGGTTCAGTCAGTCAAGATGCTGCAAGACTTGGTGCTACTCGACTGGCAGGTTTGGCAGGTAAAAATGGAGCAATAGATGGAGCAGTACGAGGATCATTAAGAACTTCGCCTGTGTCTAATATGACTATGTTGTTCGATAAACCTCAATTAAGAACATTTTCTTTTAGTTTTAAAATGCAACCTGTATCTGAAAAAGAAGCAAATATGGTAACAGAAATTGTTAAATTTTTTAGAACTGAATTATATCCAGACGCATTTAATACGGACACGCTTGGTGGAATTAGCGTTCCGTTTGGCTATAGATTTCCAAATGAAATTAAAATTAGTTTACATTATGGAAAAACCAATAGTGGAAAAAACTTTATAAAATTTAAACCATGTTATTTAACTAATTTTCAAGCTACATTTAATGCTCCTTCTGCATCTTTTTTCAAAGGTGGTCATTTTCAAGAAACTACCATATCTATGACTTTACGTGAAAATGAATTGTTGAATAAAAAAGATATAGAAGGAGGGTTCTAATATGGGATACTTTGCAGGTTTTGATAATGTAAGATATAAATTTGGTGAAGAAGATAACGCATTTTCTATCTTTCAAAACTTATCTTCTTATGCTGATATAATAGACAAGTTTAAAGATTCGTTTCAACATTATTTAAATTATGAAATTTTAGAAGGAGATAGACCAGACGTACTATCTGCAAAAATGTATGGTGATCATAAATATTATTGGACATTTTATTTAATGAATGATCATCTTCGAAGACAGGGCTGGCCATTAACTTATAGAAACATAAAATCTCAATTAGATCAATCTTATCCTAACACCGTGCTTAATTTTCGTACAGATGATAATGGTGTTCCACATATTGGGCATCCGACCGGTACCACTAACTTAATTAATATATTTAAAGTAGGATCTTTAGTAGAGGGTACTCAATCTGGTGCAACAGGTATAGTTGTTAGAAAAAAATTAGATCTTGGTCAAATAATTATTAGTGGATCTGTTGGTTCTTGGATAAACGGAGAAACAGTAAAGTTCGATAGAATAATTGCTAATCCTTTAGCATTATTAGATCCTAATTCACTTTTAGATTATCCAGATATTACTTTATTTGAGAATGCTCGATTACATTCATCCTCTCTTGAAATAAATGGAGCACATCATCATGAAGATGCAGATGGTAATTGGGTTGATATTGATCCTCGTTCTGAAAATCAAAGTCAACTTATAACAGAAGTTACTTACTCTGAGCATCTTCAAAATGAAAATAGCAAATTAAGAAAAATTAAAGTATTAAAGCCAAGCGTAATAAGATCTGTTCATCACGGTTTCATCGAAAATATAAGTGGGTAATTTTTTTAATGGCTGAAGTTAGTAAGTATTCAAATCCTTATGAATTTATAATTCAATCAGTGATTATAACAGCACACCGCTGGACCTTTGCGCCTGAAGGCTATGATATTAAGAATGTAATAAATGAAATAAGCTTTTTTGAATCATTAGAAAAACCTTTTTTGACAGCTAATTTAGCGTTTTTAGACAATGAAAATTTAGGAGATAGATTTCCTTTCTTTGGAACAGAAAGAGTTTCAATAACACTTATGTCAGGTGAAGAACTTGAAGACAATAAAATAAACACTATCACTAAACATTTTATTGTAAATAAAGTAACTAATTCTGGAAAAAGTAATGATAACAATGAAATTGTATTATTGCATTTAATAGAAGAAAGAGCTTACCAATCTAATTTAATGGCAATTAATAAAGTATTTAAAGCAGTTGAAAGCCGAGGTGGATTCAATGATGGTGGGTTTGTAAGTAACCCGGTCGAAATAATGCAAAGCTTATTAAATGAATTAAATAGATACACATTTGATGGATCAGATTATTTTTTAAATAATGAATTATTATCTAATAAAGATATTGAGCCACTAATAGATGGAACTTTAAAAATATTGATACCAAATATTGGCCCTTTAGAAGCACTTTTGTGGTTATGTGATAGATGTATAACTGGCAATGGATACCCATTTTATGTCTTTGCTAGTATGGGTGATGATAGAATTAGATTTTTAGATTTAGAAACAATGCTTCAATTACCAACACTAAATAATCCTGGAAGTGGATTATTACCATACACTTATTCTGAATCGATTGCAGCTAAAGCTCATACATTAAAACCAATAGAAAAACTTTTCATAATAAAAAGTTATTCAATGAAAAACTCTGAAAGCCAGAATACATATAATAATATTGGTTTAGGTCCTGCAACATATAATTTTATTGATACGTATCGTGGAACAATACATGTACGAAAACATAATCCTGGAGAAACATTTGCTCGAGCAAAAATGTTGGGAATTATGCCTAGAGATGATATACCAGTTTATGATGATAAAGCAATGTTGGGTGGTAAAAATATTAGTCAATATAACGCATCGACAATAACTAACATTACTACAACTTGCTCACAAAGTGGAGTTCCGAATGGTTCGCCAGATCTTATTAGAGGGTATAACGAATATCAGACAGGTGATTTACATAACTTAAAAGTAACAGCCCGTGGATTAAGAGGATATTTGCATAAATCACCTTTAACTATCGAAGTACCAGGTAGAAACTTTCTAGCAAAAGATGCAAATATGACTATAAGTAATAGGATAAGTTTGGAAATTAAAAAAAATGCAATGCATGATAAAGTTGAAAATAGTCAAGAATTAGATATAAAAAAGTCTGGCAATTATTTAATATATACAGCTAAACATACATTTAGTCCTGCAGGTAATGGTGCTTTTACTACTACTTTAGGATTATGTAAATTATCACATCAGAAAAGATAAAGGCTTATAAATGAAAAGTATATCTAATGAATATTGGGGTGATAATCCAAGATTTTTTATAGGAAAAGTCAGAAGAAATGATGATCCAAAAGGTATGGGAAGAGTGCAAATTAGAGTATTTGGCATTCATGATAATCTTGAAATAGAAGATAATGATTTACCTTGGGCTCAATGTTTAATTCCTACAACTTCTCCAGGAATTTCAGGCCAAGGAGAGAATTCAGTATTGGCAAAAGGTGCAATGGTTCATGGCATGTTTTTAGATGGAGAATTATCTCAAATACCACTAATTTTTGGAAGCTATGTTACTATACAAGAACCTTCTTATATACAAGCCTCTGATCCCACTCTTATATCACCATTAGTAGATGCTGGTGGTGTTACATCTTCAAGAACAAATAATACATATTCAGCAGGAGAAGCTCTATCAGTTCAGCCAAATGCTGAAGAAATTGAAGCAATTGCAAAGGCAATGCCAGGAAATGGTATACCAGAAAAAATATTTACTTCACTTAGTAACTTTATGGAGCCGGCGCAAGTTTGTGCATTCATGGGAAATATAAAAGCCGAATCTGGACCTGGACAAGGTAAAGATTTTAATAGAATCTATACAACAAGTAAAGTAAGTGGATCGCAAGATTATGATAGCATATACGAAGGGCAAAATCTATTTATTAAAAGCGGGCCATGGAGTGAAATAGTTAATCCAGATGATGTTGGTTTGCCAGCTTTTGGTTTATGCCAATGGAGAGGTCAGCGTTGGGAAAATTTAATAAAATTTTCAGAAAATGTTGGATTACCATGGCAAAGTTTAGATGCTCAATGCAGATTTATTTGGCACGAATGCACAGATTCTGGGCCACATAATGAAAAGAGCGCATGGGGATATGTTAATGCATGTGGAGCTGATATTCCGAACGCTACTTATAGTGTATGTAGATTTTATGAAAGACCATCAAGAGAATTTGTAAGGTATGGTGGATCATTTGGAGCGTGTCCTTATACATCACAGGGAACTAGTAAAAGTTCTGCTGGCAGAAGATATTGGTCACCAACTTTAAGAACTCGAATTACAAATGCCTTAGTGTATCATCGTAAATTTGTTAGTGGCACATAGGAGATAAGTTATGGATATTAGAGGATTAAACGATAAATTAAATAATGTACGAGGTACATTAGACTTCCAAAACTTGACTTCTAAAATAGATAAAGTTAGTAACGGAATAAAAGCTTTAAATGAAACTAAATTGGCTTTAAATAAAGTTGGTAATTCTATCAATGGTATTAAATCACTTACCGAATCTTTGCCAGTAGCAAAAGAAAGCATAGCAAATTTAGTAGCAGTGGCACCTATTGCAACTTTAACTAATCAAATGCCAGGTCTTGAAGATAAAATGAATAAGGCTTTAACCACGGCAGAAGAAGAAATTGTTCAACAAATGAGCGCTCGACCATGGACAAATCCTGATACTGGATTTGTTGGTATTCCAAAAACTGAATCTGCGACACTTAGAGCTGGAATAAAAAAAGCTAATAAACTAGTTGGAACCCCACAATCAATTCAATCGGCTATTAGTAAAGTTGCAGGTGAACTACCTGATTTTAATAAAATTATGAAGGGAATTGTTCCAGCAGAATTATCAGATTTCGCAAAAGATGGCTTAGCGAAAGTTGCGGCATTAGAGTCTGCCGCTAATGCTCTTGAAACAAATCTAACCGGTGCATTAAGCAATATAACTGCTCTCCCCAATCAGCTAAAAAAATTAACTAATGGTTTAGGTGGGTTGCAAGGTGCATTGAATGTAGATTTAGACATATCAATTAAAGGTGTAGATAATATTTTAAATACTGTAACAAATGTCGATGCGGGAATTAACAATGCATTAGGATTAGTTCAAAATGCTAAATTAGCAGCCGATGATCATTTAACAAGAGGAATAAAAGATTTAGCTGGTGGTGTTTTAGATGTTGATCAAACTTTACAAGCCGTAAAAGATCTAAAAAATGAAAATTTTACATCAGTAATTAATAATATTAATTCAGCCGCAATATTAAAAAGTGCTAAATTAGGAAAAATTGTTCCATACTTAGATCCAGACACAGGTAAAATAACAACATTTGGTGCAGAGATTGTTCCATACTTAAATCCAGACACAGGTCAAATAACAATACCAGGAATGCCTGCTGAACAAGCTCGAGCTATTATTGAAAATCAAATGGGTAAAGTTACTACTGATATTGAAACAAAGATTAATAGTCTCACAACAGATCTTTCTACTAATATTGTATCAGATGATGCAGATAGTCCACCTCTTTCGTCTGAAAGAGTTGAAATAGGTCAAGCCGCATCTAACTGGTCTGGCAGCCAAACAGTAATTTCTGAAAGTAAAAGAAAAATTAAAAATCCTGGTGAGTATGCATTTACTCGAGTTAATTCACCCGAAGAATTAGTTGCAGAATTTAATAGCGTTAAAAGAGAAATTACAGAAATGGTTTTGCATTGGAGTGAACATTTTTTAGATCAATCTCATGCAGGTGCTGAAGAAGTACATGAAAGAGCTGTAGCGCTGAATCAAGATGGTATTGGTTATCATTATGTTGTAAAGAAAAATGGACAAATAGAAAGAGGTCGGCCAGTTTATATTGAAGGTCGTCATGCTGATAATCATGACAAATATAGTATTGGCGTAGTCTTTATAGGTGGAATGAATTCTTATTCAACTGAGAAGAAAGAATATTGGAAACATGGTAAAGAATCTTTAACAACTGCTCAAATGAAAACTCTCGATATAATAATAAAATCGTATTATGCAATATGGCCAGGGTGCAGTGTTTTTGGACATAATGATATTGAACATTGGGCTCAAGATCCTGGATTTGATGTTGGAGGATATTTAAAAAATAGATTTAAAACTACTAATCAAACAGATCCAGCATTAGAAAATGTAGACCAAGATGCATTAGTTGCAGAGCAAGTTATGTTATCTGATGCTATTACAGAAAACAATGCTCCATTTGTAGTACCTTCTCCAGCTCCAGCTATAATTCCTCCTGTGCCAGATAAAGAACAAGTAAAAACTGCATCACCGCTACCTGCAGCAATACCTGTTTTAGCTCAGGGATATGATGAAATTGTACAACTTCTTAATGATGATATATTAAAAGAAGGTGATGTAATAAAACCAAAAGAATTAATTACAGATGAAGTTGTAAATGTTGTGTTAGATAGAGAAAAACAAGCTGAATTTATAGCTGAAGGAAAATCTATAATTGAAGCTACTCGAGGAGCACTTGGTATAAGAAATATGCTAGGAATTCCTATTAATAGTCTTAAATCATATAATGAAAGTGTAGGCAAAAAATGAGTTTAAATAATAAAGAACTTGAAAATATAGCTGCACAAGATAGAAGAGCTCTTCTACTAGGAACTGTTCGAGGAACTGGTTTTGAAGATGCGTCAGGCGAAAATCCATCAGCTGATTATTTCTTTGAACAGGGCACTGAAAAAAGTACACGTGGTGTTTCGATTCATAATTTAGAAACTGATGTAAGTACTGTAATTGGCCGTGAAGATATATCATTGACACATTCAACGCCATCTGACGCTGCGCAGGTTTCAATTAAAACAACACCAAAAGGTCATGTAGCATTATATGATGATACAATTGGAAGTGAAAGAATTCTTTTAAAACATCTATGTGGTGCAGGTGTTGAAATAAAACCAGATGGCTCTATTATTGTTAATGCAAGAGGCAATAGAGTCGATTTAATAACTGGTAATCATCATTTATTTACAGAAGGTAATGGAAATCTTACGTATTCAGGTGATTTAACTATGAATATTGGTGGAGATTTTAATCTTGATGTTGGAGGAAATTATAATTTAAAAGTTGGAGGTCATTGGATTGTAAATGTCTTCGGGTCTTATACTAAACGAATTATTGGCATGATGGCTGAAACTATTCAAAAAGTAAAAAGTACTACGGTATTAAAAGATGTTACAAATACATTTCTTGGAAAACTAAGTACTTCAGTAAAAGAAGATTATGAATTTATTGTAAGAGGTGAATCAGATTATAACCACAAAGGATCTACAACTCTTACATCACAAACTGAAATATCTTTAAGTTCTCCTAATATCAATATTGTTGC